AAGAGAAGGATATCGTGAAGAAGATCTGGAAGGAACTCCGGCAGAAGGAACTTTTATCGGACATCCGAAAGGCTTTGGCTTTATTGAAGTGGAAGGCAGAGACGATGATATTTATGTTTCAGAAGAAAACATCGGCAATGCTTTTTACGGAGATGTGGTTCAGGCGACTCTGATCTCCGGGACGACCGGGAGACGTCAGGAAGGACGCATCACACAGGTCATCTCCCATACGGTCAAGGAAGTGGTTGGCATCTATGAACAGAGCAAACATTTTGGCTTTGTGATTCCGGACAACCAGAAAATCCTTCAAGATATTTTTATCCCGCAGGAGTGTGCCAAAGGTGCGGTAAACGGCCATAAGGTGATCGCAGAGATTACTTCTTACGGCAGCAGCAAGAAAAAGCCGGAGGGCAGGATCACAAAGATCATCGGCCATATCAGTGATCCGGGGACGGATGTACTTTCCATTGTTTATGCAAAAGATCTTCCGTTTGAATTTCCGGAAAAGGTGCTCAATCAGGCAGAACGAGTGAAAGATGAGGTCAGTGAGGCAGATATGCAGGGCAGACTGGATCTTAGAAAGGTACCGATGGTCACGATCGATGGTGAAGATGCCAAGGATCTGGATGATGCTGTATCACTGGAAAAAGATGGAGATATCTGGCATCTGGGCGTGCATATCGCAGATGTCACAAATTATGTGCAGGAGAACAGTGCACTGGACTGGGAGGCAAAGAAACGCGGAACAAGTGTGTATCTTGTGGATCGGGTGATCCCGATGCTTCCGAGAAGGCTCTCAAATGGCATCTGTTCTTTAAATGCAGGATGCGACCGGCTGGCACTGAGCTGCCTGATGGACATCGATGAGAAGGGCAAAGTGATCGGCAGCCAGATTGCGGAGACGGTGATCTGTGTGGATCAGCGAATGACCTACACCAGCGTGAAGAAGATTCTGGAGGATCAGGACGCAGAAGAAATCGAAAAATATCAGGAATTTGTCCCGATGTTTGAAAAGATGAGAGAACTGTCAGAACTGCTTCGCAAAAACCGCCATGCACGCGGTTCGATCGACTTTGATTTTCCGGAAGCAAAGATTATCCTGGATAAAAAAGGAAAACCGGTTGATATCAGACCATACGAGGCAAATACAGCGACAAAGATTATCGAAGATTTTATGCTGCTTGCAAATGAGACAGTAGCATCCGAATATTTCTGGCAGGAAATTCCGTTTTTATACCGTGTCCACGATACACCGGATCCGGAAAAAATCCAGGCACTTGCAGAATTTATCCGCAATTTCGGATATGGACTGAAAGGTGTCCAAGACGAAGTCCATCCAAAAGAACTGCAGAAACTCCTCTCCAGAGTTGCAGATTCACCGGAAGAGGCACTGATCAGTCGTTTGACCCTGCGTTCCATGAAACAGGCGAGGTATTCGACAGAATGTACCGGACATTTCGGACTGGCAGCGAAGTATTACACGCATTTCACTTCTCCGATCCGTCGGTATCCGGATCTGCAGATTCACCGGATCATCAAGGAAAATCTGCGTGGCAGATTAAATGCAGAGCGGATCGCACATTATCAGGAGATCCTGCCGGAAGTGGCAGAACATTCCAGTAAGACGGAGCGAAGGGCAGATGAGGCAGAGCGTGATACCGATAAAATGAAAAAAGCAGAATACATGCAGCAGCATATCGGCAAAGAATATGAAGGCGTAATCTCAAGTATTACATCCTGGGGTATGTATGTAGAACTTCCAAATACCATCGAGGGACTGATACATGTTGCAAATCTTTACGATGACAGGTATTATTATAATGAAAATACCCATGAGATGGTCGGCTCAGATCTTGGAAAGGTTTACAAACTCGGTCAGAGCATCCGTGTACGTGTGCTTGATGCTGATAAAGAAAATGCAACAATTGATTTTGTGCCTGCAGCTATTTGGGGATAAGTCAGAGACGGGAGGAAAGATATGGGAGCAGAATCCATAAAACTGATTGCAAACAACAAAAAAGCATATCATGATTATTTTATCGAAGACACGTATGAGGCAGGGATTTCTCTTCACGGAACAGAGGTTAAATCCCTGCGAATGGGAAAATGCAGCGTAAAAGAATCCTTTGTCCGTATTGAAAACGGCGAAGTGTTTATTTATGGTATGCACATCAGCCCATATGAAAAGGGAAATATTTTTAATAAAGATCCGATGCGTGTAAAAAAACTGCTGATGCATCGCTATGAGATCAATAAGATCGAAGGAAAGATCGCAGAAAAAGGATACACACTGGTTCCCCTGAAAGTATATTTTAAAGGCAGTCTGGTAAAAGTCTCTATCGGTCTTGCAAAAGGTAAAAAACTGTACGACAAACGACAGGATATTGCAAAGAAAGATATGCGAAGAGAAGCAGAGCGTGAATTTAAGGTGCGTAATCTGTAAAGATGGAAAACGCACAGAGATAAAAAGATGCAAAGAAAAATAAAAAGTGAAAATTTTAAAAAGACACTTTACAAAAATGAATTTCAGGTGTAAAATAAACTGCACTGTAAGATTATCTTCAAACAAACCAGGGCTTGTACTGGTTTCGACGGGGGTTTTGCAGTCAGGGAAGCCATCTGCGGGCCGGGACCGCACAGTAAACCGGAAACTAAATATAAACGCAGAAGATAATTACGCGTTAGCAGCCTAAGGGCTGCTTGTCGGCAGGAGGTTGCTCACAGCTTCCCCAACCGGCATCAAATCCTGTGAGGCACTCTGTGGCCAAAGCTTTGCGGCGGCAGAAGAACTTATGAAGCTACTGAGGCTGTGAACCTGTCATTAGGTGCACCGTTGAGGGAACGTTAAAATAATGACTGTGATGGGAGATGCCTTGATGAATAGGCTTTCGGACAGGGGTTCGATTCCCCTCAGGTCCATCCTGAAAAGCTCGATTTTATCGGGCTTTTTTCTTTTTGTGTTGCATTTCGTGTTGCATAAATGCTAAAAATTCTTCTTTGCTCTGTTTGGAATCCTCTTTTTCGTACAGAAGAAGCCAGGCTTTATATTTCTTCTGGTCAATATCTACAGGATTATTTTCGAGTAAATTTTCAAAGTATCTGTCGATTGCATCATCTGCTTTGATGCGACCATCTGAAAAGGTGTGTGTATAGATTTGCTTCATAACCTTGTCTGTTTTCCAGCCGCCACGTTCCATGGCATATTTATCCGGGATGTTCAGCATATGCATGATAGATGCGTTTTCATGTCGCAGATCGTGAAATGTCATGTGCGGGAGATGATTCTTTTTCAGAAGCATTGACCACTTCATATAGATAGCATGACCGCTTTGAGCGATGAGATAATCGTATGGATCACCTTTTGGTATCAATTCCATTATGTATGGAGGGATGCGGTGTTTTCGCAGACGTTTGGCTGCTTTTCCAGATTCTTTCACAGAAGCCTCGCCATTAATGTCTACCACCACCCGGTCAATCCGCAGATAGCCGTCTTCAATGTCTTTATATTTGATTCCTCGAATTTCACTCATGGAAAAACTCAGCCACATGGCAAGTAAGCACGGGAGTTCAATATCTGTTCCCTTTATGATCTCCAGGATTGTTTGTGGTGGGATCAATTCTTTCACCTTTTGGGGCACAGTTGGAAGCTTTACGCAATAAGATGCGTCTGGCATACAGGAATGGATGGCAGCGGAAATAAAGCCGTAGGTATTTTTTACCGTTTTTGGAGATATAGGCTTCGGGTTTTTCTTGTTTCTTTTTGACAGACGCTTGCAGTCGCGATTAACAGCATCTTGCAGATCATCAGATGTTATATCACGCAGTCGGGTGTCAAAAAGTGGTTTGTAGGAATCGTATTGATCTTTGCGGTAGCCCTGCATCGTAGTGCCGGATAATGCACTGTCAGATTTCTCAATATAACGCTCGATCGCTTCCGACAGTGTAATATTTATAGTGCTTTGCTTATCCTTACGTTTAGTGAGAAGAAACTGGTTAGCTGCCAATTCTGCTTCATGCTTTCCCCTCTTTGTTGGATCATCAGAAGTGAAAGATTCATAGATCCGCTTATTTTTCCAGGTTCCGGATTTTTCATCGAATATCTTTTCGGTATGGCTATATGCAAGGCAACGCCAGGATCCAGACGGTAATTTTTTTGCTGTTGGCATAGTATCATCCTCCTTTTCGTAAAATGAGTATAAAAAATACACCTGTACAGGTGTTGGAGGATTGTGGTATAATCTTCTTGCTATGGAAGGATCATACCGGTCTCCAGACCTGTATAGATTCACTGATCCGCTTCGGTGCTGGTAACACTGGGGCGGATTTTTTGTTGTTTGGTTGTTTTTAGATACTATCAAAATAAGTTTTGATTTTTTCAATGCAATCGTTTTTACAATTTCCATACATACGCTCAAGACTTGCACAAGAAGAAATCAATTGTATTAAGTCAGCCTGTATAAAATCATGATTTTCTTCAATAAGGTTTTTTGTATAATGCAATATTTCAGTGGCAGAGTTCATGTGGCATACAGAATCCATATATTCATCTAACTGTAATTTGTAGTTAGAAAAAATATTGTCATTGCTATTTTCAAGAATATCCTCTTGCTCGATATCCAGAAGACTATTATTGTCGGAAGCTGTTATGACTGTGTTGTCGGATATGTATTTTTTAATAACTACCTTTGCACATTTAATCAACGGAAGTATATTAAGTTCCAAACTGCAAGGAACAGGTGTACTGATGGAAGTAGCAAAGTTTTGTGCAACATCAAAACGTGAAAAACCTGTGTAATGTACTGGGTGTAATTCATCGAAGATATCAACAAGAAAGATATCAGCGAGAAGACCAGTAATATTTTCAGATGATTTTCCGAATAATGTTGCAGTAATTGTAGATTTTTCAGTATCTGGCAATATCGTCAAGGACGATACCCTAAATTCCAAATCAGGGTTATAATTGATAACATTTATTTTTACAGGAACAGCAGGTTCTTTCAAAGTGCTCTGTATTGTTACAGCAGTGCCATTTGCGATTACGCCCATAATATCATGATCATCAGTGGTATAGTCGATGTCAAGTCCGATAATTGCATCGGCTCCCATTTGCTTGGCGTTGTTGATCAAGATATCGAGAGCGTTTTTCTGAGCCTCTTCAAGTTTTTCAGAGTACGAAGACAAAAGATTAAAGTCAGAAAGAAACTTTGTATTTAAAGCATATTCTCCTGAACAGAATCCCAAATAATCTGTAATTTCATAATTTTCAAAATTAAAACCGGATGTCAGTTTCATGGCTTGCTCTCCTTTAACAACTAATTCAACTCAATGATAGCGGAAAAGAATTCTGGGATGTATTGTTTATCACTTAAATACGAATAGGTTGTTAATCCTGTAAAATCTCCATACACAGTTACATTATCATTTTCTAATAATCTTGCTCCGCGAGCTTCTTTGTCATCAGGATTTGTGAGATAAATATATCCTTGATCAGTAGACAAGAGATAATCAGCAGAATAATCGGATTCGTCTATTATTTGCACAATTCGTCCAGAAATCTTGTAGTATTTATCTTTGTATTCGTCTGGATTTCGTTCTGCAGATTCATAGTCGAATTCATTTAGACTGGATTTGTATGTATCATATACGCTTTGTAAATCTTCTTTTCCAATAATTTCTGAAGCTAAAATGGTAGAAGTTCCGAAGGAATTATCACTGTATATAGTTGTTGCATAGCGGACAACATCACCGTTTTCTGCTTCCATGAATCCTTTACTTGCTTCGGAATCATCGACATCGTGCATGTAAGACGGAGAATAAAAATATCCATCATTTCCTTTTATCCAACAGGAGAAAGAGCAAGAATCACCGTCTGAATAATTGCGGTCTATCTTTTTATCGATCACAACGTCAACACATACATCTTGACCGGTATATTTCCCGGCAGCAATGTCTTCGTAACTAGCAAGAGGAAGGTTATTTAAAAAATCTGCTTCTGTTTCAGAATCAGCACTTGTTTTATCGTCTAAGCGAACCTCGTCAAAAGATTCAAGTTCATCAAGACTTAAACCGAATTCTGTATCGGTGATTCCATCCGTGGTGCGTACATAATGCCAAGTTTCTCCAAAATCAGTCGTTGTAGCCATAATAAATTTAGAAGCATCGTTAAAATATGCAGTTTTGATGTGAATGCTTTCGGCCTTTTCATCAATATCAGATAATTCTTCTTTGATAGCGTTGAATGCAATTCTAACTTCTTGTCCAAACGTAAAACCACCGTGGTAAACAAGATCAATATTTATAGAAAATGGATTTTGAGGATTCTTTCTGGAAGAATGTACAACCACTTTATCAACTTCTGTATTGGCAGTTTCCCAAGGGGAATGTTCTTCTATGTTGTCTTTGATTCGCTTGCCTAATTTTGAACGGAACGTTAAAGATTCATAATATTCGGTACTAGCCTCCGTAGCGGCTTCAGGAGTTGATTTTTCTGTTTCTTGCTGAGCTTCAGAACCAAATAATAGCTCTGAGTCTACGTTACATCCTACTAAGTTACAGCAGGAAAACACACATAATAAGATTAAAACCTTCTTTTTCATATTTCACTTTCTCCTTTGAATACTTTTTCCTTTTTCCAGAGATAATAACACCATGAAAATATTATTATCTCAATTCTTAGAACAGCACCACCTGTCAATCCGGCAAGCGGCAATTA